AAAAAGACTTCTGACGTAGTGCCGCCCAGTAGTCCTTTGTCTGCTGATTCCGATGTTGTTACAGGTACAACTAAAAGAACAAGTTTGCAAAAAGTTTTTGATTTTTTTAAGAAAAATTTTTGATTGGTTCAAATAATATGGATATAAGACAAATACCGATAGACAATAAAAATTATGCTTCAAAATTAAGAACTGATTTGGAGGATAGCACTTATGTTTTTGAGTTCACTTACAATGAACGTCTTGAACGTTGGCATGTTAATGTAATGGATGCTGATGAAGTCCCAATAGTAATGGGTGTGCCTTTAAATATAAATTTTGCTATGCTTAAAAGATTTAAGATGTTGAATTTACCACCCGGATTATTATTGCTTTTTGATGCTACTGAAAACGAATTAGAAGCAACTAAAGAATCATTTGGTGACCAATCTTTGTTATTATATGAGGAATCTGAATAATGGCAGACATATTAACAACTGATGTAAATAATTTATATCTTCGCAAAGTGTCATTGACGATAATTCAAGGCGAAGGTGAATCGAAATTATTAGATGGGTTGCGTATAAGTTTTGATGCTAAAAAAAATAGCGAATCAAATACAAATCAATTAGAAATAAAAGTCTATAATTTATCAGCTACAACACGAGGATTACTTGAAGATAAAAAAACTAGGATAATATTGCAAGCTGGATATGAGAACACAACAGCAACTATTTTTCAAGGAAATATTACAAAAACAATTCATAAGAAAAATAATGTTGATATTATATCAACGCTTGAAATTGGGGATGGTGATAATGCTTACAGACACGCCAAACTTGATAAAGGCTATCCTCCCGGAATTAGTATAAAACAAGCAATAGACGATTTAGGTTCTGCAATGAAATTACCTTTTTCAAGCAAATTAGGAATTACTGATTTTAAATTTAGCAATGGTTTGTCATTAGAAGGTAATGTCAGGGATAATCTCGATATGTTAACTAAAAAACTTGATTTAAAATGGTCTATACAAGATGAAACTGTTCAAATAACACCTCAAGCATCTGGTACTACAGATTCAATCGTAGAATTAAGCGAAAAAACTGGATTAATTAATATTCCTGAAAAGACAGAAGAAGGAGTTGAATTTGAAACACTTTTATATCCTACATTAAGACCCGGACGCAGAGTTAAAATAGTTAGCAAGTTTGTAAATGGAATTTATACTATAAGCACAGTTAAACACAAAGGCGATTCACATGGAAATGTTTTTAAAACGAAATGTGAGGCCGCATAATGTCAGATTTTATAAATGATGTAAAAAAAACAAGTTCCGCTACTCCTTCGTGGGCGGAAGTAATAAAGCAATCATGCGAAAAATCAGCTTATGATCTTAGAGTTTGTGTTCCTGCTATTATTATAAAATATGATAAAGATAAAATGTTGGCAGATGTAAGACCTCAATTTAAAAAGAAATATTCTGATGGTAGCGTAGTTTCAGCACCTATTATTTATAACGTACCTGTGGCGCATCCTAGAGCCGGTAAAGCATATATTCATTTACCACTTAAAAAAGACGACCAAGTAACTTTATGGATTGCTGACAGGTCGCTTGAAAAATGGCTTACATCAGGCGGTGAAGTTGACCCAGAAGATGTAAGAAAGCATCAGATATCAGATGCAATAGCTTATCCGGGTTGTTATCCGTTCAACGATACTGTGCCTGTTGATAATGGTGACGATATTATTATACGAAATGGCAATGATGGCGGTGGTAGAACAGAATTTAGAATAAAACCAAACGGACATATTCAAGTGCAAAATAGCACGAATGAATTAATAAAAGTTTTAAATGATATTTTAACACACATACAAGAAGCGAAAACAGTTACAGGAATTGGATTACAACCTTTGCAACATCCGTTGTTTCCAAGTGACCAAACTAATTTAAAAAGTTTCTTGGAGTCGTAACTTCGATAGTGTAAAATAGATATGAGGTATTAATTATGGCAATGAGTTCAGCAACATTAAAAACAGCAATGAAAGCGGCCATTATAGCGAATTTAGGAACATGGGAAAGTGTTACTTTAACCGACTTGAATGACCCAAATTATGCGCTTGAAAAATGGGCTGATGAGATAGCAGAAGCTATATCATCAACTGTGGTTGCTCATATAACAGGTTTTGCAAAATGTAGTGGTGCAGATACTCATGGCGATGGACATGATGCCGTAGGAATAGTTTAATATGGATTTAAAACTTGATGAAACAACAGGAGATATTGAGATTGTAGATAATGAGGTTTCTTTAACTTCTGGTTTAGAATCTAAAAGACAATCTTTATTGATACGTCTATCAACGTTTTTAGGCGAATGGTTTTTAGATGAAACGGTTGGATTGCCTTATTATCAAGATGTCTTAGTTAAAAACCCTGATTTTCAGGCTGTATCTGCTGCATTTAAGACAATAATTTTAGACACACCAGGGATATTAGAATTGTTAGAATTTAATTTAGAATTTACTGGAACTAGAGAATTAACTTTTGAATTTCGATGTCGTTCAGAAGATGGCGACATTGATTTTAATAAAATTATAGAGGTCTAATATGGCTTATGGCGTAACAGATGCTGGATTTGTTATAAAACGATTGGAAGATGTTAAACTTGAAAAAGAAACTTCTCTCAAGGCTGCTTTTGGTAATGGTATTAATTTACAACCTGAAAGCGTACTTGGTCAAGAAGTTGGAATAAATGCAGAACGAGAAGCTTTGTTATGGGAACTTGGACAGGCTCTTTATGACGCTATGTATCCTGAAACAGCATCAGGCGTTAGTTTAGATTGGGTTGTTAGTCTTACAGGCATTGAAAGATTGGCCGCTACATATTCAACTGGTAGTGTTAATGCAAAAGGTACGTTGGCAACTGTGATTCCGATTGCTTCTGTGATTTCAGTAAGTGGAAATTCTGATTTAACATTTGAAACAGTAGCCGCTGGCACAATAGGTGCTGGAACGGATGAAATTCAAGATATAACATTTAGCTTTGTTCCTGACGCTGGGTCTTTCACTTTAATTTTTGATGGTGAAGAAACTGGTGTCATAGCATGGAACGCTGCGGCCATTGCGGTACAAAACGCTTTAAATGCTTTGAGTGTGTTATCTGCTGTAACAGTAGCAGGAACTTTTGCGGCTGGTTTTACAGTTACTTTTGCTGGCGCAGATGGTTCACAACCACAAGTTGCTATTTTGGAAGGTAATACAAATTCATTAGAAATTGTAGGAACACCGATAACAATATCGGTTGCAGAAACAACAGCCGGATTATTGCCAAACATAGATATTGAAGTTATTGCTCAAACGCCTGGTGCTGTAGCTGCATTATCTGGTTCGTTAACAGTAATAGAAACCATAGTTGTTGGATGGGACAGCGTTTCAAATCCTTTAGATATAGATACAGGAAACGATATTGAAACAGATGCGGCATTAAGAATAAGAAGGATGCAAACTTTGGCCGCTCCGGGTTCTGCTACTGTTGATGGTATAAGAGCAGAAATACTCGATATTGATGATGTTACTGCTGCGCTGGTGTATGAAAATGATACAATGGTAGTTGATGGAGCAGGTAGACCTGCTAAATCTATTGAATGTGTTGTTTTGGATGGCGTTGATGCGGATATAGCGGAGGCTATTTGGGACACTAAGGCTGCGGGAATACAAACTTATGGAAGTTCGTCAGAAGTAATTACAGATTCGCAGGATTTTGACCATACAATTTATTTTTCAAGGCCAACGCCAATCACAATTTGGCTTGAAGTTGATATTGTTGTAAATTCAACTTTTCCAACAGGCGGTGAAACTTCAATAAAAACTAATGTTGTTGCTTTCGCAGAAAATACAACAACCGGTTTTAGTATTGGTGATGATGTTATCGTTACAGAATTATACGAAGCTGTACATGAAGTTATTGGAATTGATGATATTGATTTCAGGATTGCAGTTGCAAATATAGCACTTGTTCAGACTTTAACTATGGACGCTGATTTTGTGGCCTTAAATACGATAGACCTTGATGTTGCAGGAGTAGCGATTGCTCAAGTGCCTTTTAATGCAACTCACAACCAGACAATGACAGATTTAGCAACAGCTATACAAGCCCTAGCAACAGTTGCAACTGCGTCAGTTACGGCGGCAAGAGAAATCACAGTTACGGCAGCAGCAGCAGGAACACCGACACCAATGTCAAATTATGTTTGTGCTAGTGGCCTTTCACAACCAGACGCAGAAATTGATACAACTTCACATGATGACGCTAATATAGCAGTTGCAGTTAATGAAATATCAACTTGGGACACTTCAAGAATAATTGTCACCAATATAACATAAGGTATTAGATGGCTTTATTACCAACAAAAATAACAACGCACGTTGAAGATGGCCTAGCAAGATTATTAAGTCAATTCAAAGATAAAACTTTGGTAATGGGTTTCATACAGGCGTTTTTGTATGGTCATCAAGAAGTTGAAAATGCTTTTTATGATTTATTAACTTTAAGAAATATAGATGCAGCATCAGGAAAACAATTAGACGGAATAGGTGAAATTGTCGGTAAAGATAGAGGCGGTCAAAACGATACATCTTATAGAATTTCATTATATGGTAAAATTGGTCAAAATGTTTCACAAGGCAGAGCGCAAGACGTAATAAGTGTTTTCAATCTTATAAGTGAGGTCAGCGTTTCATATATGACAGAACATTGGCCAGCAGAAATAGCTATATTTGCTGGTTCTGCTCCAATAACAGGTTCACAATTGCTTGATGATAATGACATGGAAATCGCAGGTCTTGGATTTTGGACTGTAGTTAATGGTGCGACATTAACAAAAAGTTTAGTTACTCCATATGAAGGATTACAATCTTTGAGAGTTACTTACAATGCAATCAATAATCCTGCTGCACAGCAGACTAAATTAACTATTGGAAATTGGTATAAGGTCAACGGCAGAGTGATGATGCAGAACGCTTTAGGAAATTTGCCTATTGTAACAAATGGTGCTGTGATAATTTATACAGGTTTTCCTTATGCAAGTTGGTATGAATTTGATATAATATTCCAAGCTACTGCTACAACAATTGATTTTGGTTCAGACCATATTGCAGCAGGTTGGGTTGAGTATGATGACATTGAAATTTACGAATTAAATTATGATGACCAAGTTGGAATTTTTAATGTAATGGAATTAGTAGCCGCCGGCGGTGTTGAAGTGATAGGCATTGGATGGTATGAGGACGGCGATGCTTTTGTTTTTGATGGCAATCCAGATGGATTAGGCTTTAGCGATGCACTTGATCCAACATTAGGCGGAAAATTCGCTGCTTTAACAGCGACTTAACTAGGAGATTAAATTATGGCAGGAAATTTAGGCAAACCGATAAAACCAAAATGGGCTGACGGTGCCGCTTCTTATACAATAGAACCAAGTGCAGCTAAGAAATTATTAGGCTGGCTTGCTAGTGAAAAACCACCTTTTCAATGGATGAACTGGTTATTTTTGAAGATTAAAGAATGGATTGATTTCGGTGAATATTACAGAGATGTTATTTATTCAATTTTATTTCGTTCTGATGCTGCAATTGGTTGGGATGGTGCAGATATAACATTTACACAAGATATAGAAATTATATTCAAAGTTGGTGGTGATGTTTTTACAAATACTATTGCGCTTGCAGACAGTCCTTTGTCTTTGGCAGATGGCGATGTCGTTGTTGCTATATTAGATAATGCAGATGCTGCATTAGCATTGCAAGGTGTGTATGCAAATATAGTTGTTAGAGAATATTGCATTGAGCCAGAAGCAAACTTAACAACAAATACTGACGAACATGAAATTATACTTTTTAGACGTAGAGGCACAAACCTTGAAATTCCTGTGTTGGGACAAATAATTTCAACTGGTTCAAGTTTTACTTTGGGCCAATCATCAGGAAACCCCAGTTTAGTTCCTGTTGGTTCTATAATTCCATTTTATGATTTTAATGCTACTGCAACCTTTGATACAGACCATTGGCAATATTGCGATGGTCAGAATGTTTCCAATGCGTTGAGTGCCTTGAATGGGCAAGCTACTCCTGATATGTCAAATCGTTATTTAGTTGGTTTTGGTACAGAAGGCGGTGGGGATATTGATGTTGCCGCTTGGAATGCGGCGGCTATTGGAAATGCTAGTCATCAAATTAATATTCAACATGCACATACAATGACTGGGCATATTCACACAATGCCCACTCATATTCACACAATGCCTAGTCATATACATAATTATGGTACTTTATATGCGTTAATAGGTGATAGTAATGTCGACCCCGATATGCTTTATGTCCCTACTGCCGATACTTTTACTTCAGGCTATCACATTGCTGCGGCTGTTGCAGGTGGAAACGTAGTTAGCTCTCTTGCTTCAACTGATATTCTTGGTAACACAGGATCAACCGATCCAGGTGACACTAATTCAACTGATCCTGGCGATGCCAACACTACAACAGACACAATGAACAACCAACTTTCAGCAACTGAATCAATACAGCCTAGATCAATTAGGGTTAGATTTATAATGAGAATTTTATAAGGAGATTACAAAATGAATAAAGTCCATGTATTAAAAGATAATCAAGAAATTCCAGATAGTTATAAAGTTGAGATAACTTTCATTAATGGCAAAACAGAAGAATTTGAAATAGCAGAACATAACTATCTTAAAAATATTACAAGGGAAATGGTGTCTGCTCAAAACAAAGAAAAACCTGATTTGATGAATATAACTAAAATTATTGAAGCAGAATCTGGAAGATTAGAAATTTGCACTACCGATGATATATGGATGACATTTGAAATAGCTAATATTATGTATATGAAATTTGATAGGAATTTTTCTAAAATTGTTGGTCTTAGGAAAAAACAAAATGATAGCAAATTATAGAATAAGAACAGGTTTAATAGCTAGATTTATAGTTGGCATAGCCGATAAATTTAACAAGGGCGTTAATATTGTCGGTGTTACTATTTGGCCTTTTATATTTATCTATCCGCCTGAGTATAAAGAGAACGAGAGATTGATAAAACATGAATCGAAGCATTTACAACAATGGCTTAGATACTGGATTATAGGGTTCTTGCCAGTATATATTTATTATAACATTAAATATGGATATTGGAATAATCCACTTGAAATATCAGCTAGGGTAGCAGAACAAAAATAAAGGAGTTTAAATATGAAAAAGATAATAATATTTTTAGCGTTATTAATGTTTGTAGCAAGTGTAGCATATGCCAAAAAAGGTTTCGTGCCATTGCAAAATCAAACTTCAAATCTGATGGGTTGTGCCGATGGTTCTAACTCTAACGAACTTGAATTATTGAATTGTGATGGTTCTGGTAATTTATTGGTAAGTGTAGCGCCTATTTTCAAAGGTGCTTATGATAGCGGCGTTGAAGATATACCAGACGCAGGGATTCTTTATAGTTTACAAATGCCAGCTTTAGTGCTTACAGGCACTTGCGTATTTCAAGCGTCTTATAAGAATGTTGGGGCAATTTACATTGGTGGTTCAACAGTTACTAATTCAAGTGGAATTAATGAGGGCATAAGATTAAATCAAAATGCAAGCATCGAGTTAAGTACATCAAATTTAGACGAAGTTTATGTATCTACAGATAATGCTGGTGATGACATTAAATGGCTTTGTAATTAAGGAGAACAAATATGAAATTTAAAAAAATATTATTATCATTTATTTTAGCTTCATTTGCTTTTACATCTACGGCATTTGCAAGTCCTGTAATTGACAATTTCATGTATAATGACAGCGTTTCAACGAGGCTTCAATCACCCACAGGAGATTATTTTTCGATAGGCGATTGTTTAACGGCAGAAGGATTAGATTCTGAACTTGATGAATTGATTTGTGGTGATGCTGAAATTCAGGGGTTTTTATTTGCCCCAAATATGGTTGACAAAACAATAGC